TTCTTATTCTTTGTAGAAAAAGGCCCACTAATTAACTCACTCTGACCGTTGTCAGTTTTTCCAACAACAATATTTTCACCCTCAAATAATTCACTGCGAATATCGGCAACCGATATTCCATCGTTGGATGACAATGCATTCTCTTGAGTATTTACATTATTAATTCCAATAAGATTTCCTTCCTTATCAATCGTCTGAGTAAGAACGTTTCCACTCTTTTCAGCTACCTTGACATTATTTTCAATTGCCGTCTTTTTAGATTCCTTTACTCTCTGTTCAAAAGCATTTTTCGCCGTTGTCTCATTCTTTACCTTCTCTGACATAAGCTGATTTAATTCTTCTTCCATATATTCCACGCGTCCAGTTTTATAAGCCTCTGGATCCCAAGGCATCCAAACACCGATTGGTCCAACAAACACATCGTGATTGGGGTCAACTTCTCTCAACATCTTGCATCTTAGTTCAGCCTCTTCCATGGAAGGATACGAACCGCGAATCTTTAATCCACGGGTTGCAGTTTGGAAATTATTGTTTATACCAAACTTTTTCTCAAGATCTTCCTCGTGATTATCAATATATGTCTTGTAATCGTCTGCTAAGGAAGAGTCATTTATGTTTTCTTTTTCCTCCTTTACAAAGTCCTTAAAATCATCAATTACATCATCAAACTTGAGCTTGTATTTAAAAGAAATAAAGTTTAGGAATTGATGGAATTTTTCCATAGATTTATTCATATCCCATTGCTTTAGGAATTGTTCAAAAAAAAAGATTTCCTTTTGTTTCAGAATCTTTTCCGGAGAAACAAAGGAAATGCACGCAAATTTTTGTCCTGATATAGGCTTATCCTCTTCCAATAAATCAACATATACTGGATTAGGAGACCCATTTGGTTGCATCTTTCTCTCAAAACCTCTATTTTCGGAAGTCATTGTATGAATAAGTATGTATTCACAGTTTTAAGTATATTTTTTTCTTTAGAATATTTATAATGAATAGTATGATTGACCTTAGTGAGTTTATCAAAAGACTCATCAAATATTTAGTAGAAGGTTTAATGGTGGCTATTGCTGCATTTGCCATCCCTAAGCGTTCATTAAATCTTGAAGAAATTGCCTTTATTGCTTTAACCGCCGCCGCGACATTTAGCATTTTAGACACATACATTCCCAGCATGGGGGTTACGGCACGATCTGGTGCCGGTTTTGGAATAGGTGCCAATTTAGTTGGATTCCCCGGTGGTATGTAAGAAGTTAAAGTCAATGCAATTGGTCCAATAATTATATTCTAATTCATAATGTTCTTTAGATTCCGCAAATGTTAAAAACCCATACGAGAATGTATTGTCAATATATTGACTCACGTTATTTTTTCGCAATTGATCACTGAATATAACATATTCATGTCTTGATGTTTTATCCATATACGAAGCATATTGTAAATACTTATTTGATATAAAGTATGTACAATGAACGCATTTCACGCATACAATTCCTTTTAATTTATCATCTATCATATGATAATAATTATCGTGTTTTTTGTAATATCCATTAGCATCAACGTCGTAATGAAAATTTGAATACCATTTGTTGTTGTAAATACAATCAGTATACGGATTTTTTAAAGGGTACATTTTTAACATTGGGGCTATTACTCCAAGATGAGATAGTTGAAACATTCTTTTAACCGTTTGTGGTACTATAAAATTATCACAATCTGCGGTAAAGTAATGCAGGTTTCTCGCCTTTGCATATTTAATTGAATCTTGGCGAATTTTACCTAAAATAGTAAATCTTTCTGAATTCCATTCGTGATGTCCATAAGCTTTTATAGATTCTGAAACACTTGTATCATCATAGAAAACAGATGCATATTCTTGTCTATGCTTTTCTATAAAATTAGTCAAGATTTCCACAGTAGAATCTTTATTGTCATTTGTTCTAATATACAAATGAATTTTCTTTTTATCGTATGTTTGATTATAAATACATTGCAAATAAAATGGTAAACATATGGCTTTATCTTTAGCCAATATTGCAATCAAGATTTCAGACATAATATACAAAGAGAGAAATCTTTATATAGACAACAAAAAAAGTATTATAATATAGTATACCAATGTCAAGAAGAATATATAATAAAAGAGTGCAAAAGACCAAGACCAAGACCAAGACCAAAAGAACCAGACCCAAAATAACCTACAAAAAAACAAGAACAAAAAGATACCGTAAAATTGGTGGGGTATATATTGACCCAAATTACGGAATAACTAACCCGTATCCATTTGTAGATCCACATGATTAACAATTTATCATTTTTTTGTAAAATGATAAATTTTAGATAGTTGGAATAAATTCCCAATCTAATTCTTCGCATATTTTCTTCCAGACCGTATCTTGATCAATGCGTTTTTCGCGGTCTTTCAACATTGGAAAATAAGGCAAATATTGTTTCTCTCCCAAAAGCTCACACAGTTTATAAGCAGTATAATAATAATTTAAGAAATTAACCCGGTCTCCGGGACAAAACTTGGAATAAGGTGCTTGTAATTCCATAAACAGGTTGTACAATGTCTCTTCTAATTCAGGAGACATTACTGGAGGTTTTACCCCCAACTTGTCTTTTATAAACGGTATATGTTCGTAATATTTATTGTATCCAAGCTTCTTTAAAATTTCCTTTGTCTTACTATTAGAAATTTCTAAAATATCAATCCGCTCTTTTTTGATTTGTTGTTTAATAGTTTCAATAACTTCCAGGGGAATTTGCGTTGTTTCCTTCCCTTGAAACTGTGCAATAATTTCTTTAAAATGGTTAATTCTTTTATAGGCATAAAAACAAACTTCTTTGGGGGGTTCTTTATAAGAAGGCTTTTCATTCTCAATTAAATACGGAACATTTCTTGAACATAAATTACAAATAAGAACCCCTTCATCTTCCAACGGAATTAATTCACCTTTATTGCAATACTGGCATACATCGGTTTGGTGTATAAATAAGTTTACATCTAAAAAAGAATCATCAATATTGCTCAAATATTGCTGAACAATGTTTTTTGTTTTTACCTCATTGTCATTTTTATTTTCTTGTTTAATTTTAAAAAAATTTCCTATTATTTTGTTTTTATTGCTTACCGTAGTAGGTTGTGTTGACGCAACTCCATCAGAAATATTTTTCTTATTTTCAAAATAGTCAAATATAAATTTTGAATTATCTAAGAAATATTCTTTTTTTTGCATCTTAAACGATTGTATAGATTGATTGATTTCAATTATTCTATCTTCTAAATCTAACTTTTCATCTATTAATTTTCCAGTGGTATCTGACAATATTAAATCTTGTATACTATTTAATTTTTGTTTTAGAAGACACCGTTCTTCTCTCAACGACGGAAGCTGATCAATGTCATTTTTATAGAATTGATTTAAAAATTCCTTATGTTTACCATCTAATGTTGTTGTTGATTTCTTATTTACCTTTATTTTTTTAGTTGTTTTTGGCTTGAATGTAGGCATAAAAGTAAATATTAAGAGATATATAGGAAAATGAAAATTTTTTAAACCTTAAAAAAAAATAATATTATTCATTGTTATTTCAATTGTAAATTAGTTTAGGAAAATCATATGTTTTCTTCAGAATCACTATATGGAAATAAAAATAAAGTTAGATGACAATGCACTAACATCCACACATGATATAAAACTTGATTCATCTAAATTTCAGAAAATGTTGTTATTATATAATGCATTGGAAGAAGGATGGGCAATTAAAAAAAAACAAGACGCTTTTATCTTTTCAAAGAATCACGAAGGTAAAAAAGAGGTAATATTAGATTCATATTTGCTTAAGTTTATGAAGAACAATATGGACTTGAATAAAATTCTTTCATAAATCATTTTTTCTGGTTAATTTAATTTTTTGAATTAAATTAAAAACTGTAAAAATATTTTCTCTAGCAATATTATAAAAATGGCAGGTGGTCTTATGCAACTCGTAGCTTATGGCGCTCAAGATGTTTACCTCACAGGAAACCCTCAAATCACCTTCTGGAAGGTCACATACAGACGCTACACAAACTTTGCGATTGAATCTATTGAACAAACATTCAATGGTCAAGCCGATTTCGGTCGCCGTGTACAATGCGTGATCAGCCGCAACGGTGATCTTGCTTACCGCACGTACCTCCAAGTCACTCTCCCCGAAATTAACCAACTTATGGGCGTTGGACCCTTTGTTGCCGGCAACAACGGCGCCCCCAGCGTCTATGCTCGTTGGTTAGATTTCCCCGGTGAACAACTCATCGCCCAAGTTGAGGTTGAGATCGGTGGTCAACGCATTGACCGTCAATACGGTGACTGGATGCACATCTGGAACCAACTTACCATGTCTTCCGAGCAACAACGTGGATACTTCAAGATGATTGGTAACACCACCCAACTT